GAGCCTGACCCATGGGCTAAGACACTATCTCAGGATGCGCCACCTTTCTAACCCTCGTGTTATTATTGGGGTTGAAAAACCTCCTGAAAGGGGAACTCAATGGCATGGACAGAGTTTTTTGTTAGCACGTTGCCTAGCGGAAAAACTGTTATTGACCCAACTGGTCGACCATATTTTTCAATGGAGATTGCTCCTCGTGAATATGTGGAAATCTACATGACGACTTCTATTAACGAACTACCTTTCAAAATTGTTTTCAAGTCATTTGATTCAATTGGCGGTATTCTTGAAGAGCGTCCATATGGAAGTGCTGGTACAAAGGATTTAGCACGAAAGATTGCACTTGAAACTGCAAACCTTCGTCTTAATTCTCGCGAATTTGTCCTAGACGGAGAATAAAGGCTAAATTCGCCTCGCGCTATAATCAGCAGGTGAATGATGACTTTACCCTCAATGGTCGAGTTGTCATGTCTGTACTAAACGCTTTCGCAATTCAAAGCCATGAATTATTCACGGAGTTGAAAAACGCGGGATTCAATGAGGAACAGGCAATTAAGATTCTTGTTGGTCTAGCGAGCAAAGAGTAGTTCGAGAGGAACACATGGCATCATCGGATTTTAAGGAACTCGGCTCTACTGGCTTACGCCGTTCGGGTGGAACAGTATACGAAGAATTCCTTACCTCTCTTCGTGGTATTCGTGGCGCTCGCGTATATCGCGAGATGGCAGATAACGACCCAACTATTGGTTCGATGTTATTTGCGATTGAAAAAGTTATTACACGCCTTGAATGGCGCGTTGACCCATACAGCGATGATTCGCAAGATGGCGAAACACAGCAGACAGATAAAGAAGTTGCTGAATTCATTAATTCTTGCTTGAACGATATGTCAGATTCATGGGATGCAACTTTGTCTCAGATTCTTTCAATGCTTGTCTTTGGTTATTCATATCACGAGATTGTTTACAAAAAGCGCGGTGGAGATTCAACAGACCCAACTAAGCGCTCAAAGTTTAATGATGGAAAAATTGGTTGGCGCAAGATGCCTATCCGCTCACAAGAAACTTTGTGGCAGTGGATGATTGATGCTGACGGTGGAATTCAAGGAATGATTCAGTCGGACCCATCTTCAGGTGGCTCTCACACAATTCCAATTGATAAGGCTTTGCTATTCCGTACAACTTCACAAAAGAATAACCCTGAAGGTCGCTCGATTCTTCGTAATGCGTACCGTCCATGGTTCTTCAAGCGTCGTATTGAAGAGATTGAAGCAATTGGTATCGAGCGCGACCTAGCGGGTCTTCCAGTTGCTTACCTACCTCCTGAGTATCTTTCATCAACAGCAACTCCTGAACAGGCTTCAGTGCTTGCATCAATTCAAGCCATCGTGACTTCAATCAAGCGCAATGAGCAAGAGGGCATTGTTATGCCAGCGATGTACGACGACAACGGGCATAAGATGTTCGACCTTCAGTTGTTGTCTTCAGGTGGTTCACGTCAGTTCGATACAGATAAGACAATTCAGCGCTATGACCAGCGTATGGCGATGTCAATCCTTTCAGACTTTATTCTTCTCGGTCATGACCGTGTAGGTTCATACGCTCTAGGTTCATCAAAGATGGATTTATGGTCAATGGCAGTTGATTCAATCGCTAAGAATATTGCTGAAGTAATGAATCAGTACGCGATTCCTCGTCTTCTAAAACTTAACGGAATGGATGTATCTCGTGCACCATTCTTGACATACGGCGAAGTAAGCCACGTCGACCTAACAGAGATTTCAGACTTCGTAACTAAGTTGGCTCAGGCTGGAGTTCTTATGCCTGACCCTAAGTTGGAAGATTATCTTCGTGAGGTTGCTGGACTTCCACCAGCCGAACATGATGGTCAAAACTTTGGAATGCCTCCAATGCCTCAAGGTGCAACTGCTCCTCAAGAGACAACAGCGCCACTAGACATACCTGAAGAGACAGAACCGCTTGACGGCGATTTGGATTAAATCATGGCTATCCGTTTCAGTAAGGCGGAACGCCGTAATCCGCTGAATGCGGAGGAAATGCAGTTAGCCCGAACACTTTATGCTGCTATTTCGCGTACCAATGCGAGAATAACAATTGCTGAATTAGTTGCCGTCCTTGAGAAGTTGCAGCCTGATACTTTGAACGATTTGCTCAACCGAATCTCATTGATTCAAGAGCAGGGAGTAATCAGTTCAACCATTTTGAATTCAATCGATATCGGTGGCAAGAATGCTATCGAGCAACTTCAAGCGATTGCTCCAAAACTTGCCCTACCTGCATTCACTCCATCAAAGGTAGATATCGGCAACAGCGATGCTTTTCAAAATACTCCAGTAACACGAATTCCTGCATGGGCTGCTCCTGAAGGTAAGAAGTTACCCGCTCAATTAAATATCTCGTTCAATCGAACAAATCCTTATGCAACTCAGTTCGCTCAAGCACGAGCAGCGCAATTGATTCAATCAATCGACGAAATGACACGCTTAGGAGTTCGCAAAATCATCAACGACGCATTCGTTGAGCAGATTGATTACCGAGCAACAGCAAAGAGAATCAAGAATGTTGTTGGTCTTCATCCCAAGTGGGCAGATGCAGTGGTTAAGTTCGAGCAACGTGAATATAGCCGTCTAGTGAAGCAAGGACTCAAAGAGGGAGCAGCACGAGTTAAGGCTCAATCTAATGCTGCTACTTATTCTGACCGCTTGCGTAGCGCTCGCGCCACAATGATTGCCCGCACTGAAATAAGTATTGCTCAAAACGAAGGTCGCTATCAAAGTTGGAATCAGGCATTCGACCAAGGATTCATCGACCCTGCATCACTCAAGATGTGGATGACTGCTAAGGATGAACGCACCTGCGATATCTGCGGTCCAATGGATGGCGAAGTAGTTCCATGGAATGGTCTGTTCTCAACTGGAGACAAGGTTGCTGGACGAGTTCACCCGCACTGTCGCTGCTCAATGGTTATGTTGCCACCTGATGGTAAGGGTCAATCTTTCAAGCAAGATTACGACCTGCTCAATGAAGTAATTGGGTGGGACGAATGACATATGCAATTAGATTTCCAGTTGGATACAAGCCTGTAATTAAACACGGCAGCCATGACCAAAAGACTCACGGTGCATGGGCTAATGGCAGTTCATCCGATACAGAACTTGATTCCATGCCTTATGAGTGGAACCCGCTTAAAGGGAAAGAGCCAACTTGGGGAACGGCTACAGCAGTTGTGGCTAAAGAGGCATTTGAAGAGATTGCACAAAGTCAGATTGCAACTCGCCTTTGGGGTGGGGAACTAGACAATATTGTTAAAGATGGAGGCTTCAAAAGCCTTAATGAGATTCCAACAGATTCTAAATATGGCGTAAGTGCAAGTGAGCAATATCGTGAAGCCCGCTCTCAACTAGAAAACGGAGTATGGCGTACTCCAAAAGAGGGCGTTCAACCAATCTATGGTTATCTTGATGTTGAGAATCCAGCATACCAAGAAGGCGTATCTCTTTACGGAGATGTAAAAATTACTCTTAAAGATAGAATCTCGGGCAGAACTACAGTTACAGCAGGAGATAGCCTGAATCATAGACTAACACCTGTTCGTCTATCCGAACTTCGTAATAAAAAAGTAAATGCTGACGATGTAATGAGGGCAAGCAGAAGTAATGCTTTTTCAGAATTCAGCAGAGACAAGAAAATTCAAGTGGAATACGTCGAGGCTCAGATTCATGGTGGAGTCAAATTATCTGATTTTAAGTCAGTGACCTTAGATAGATTTTCCCAAGTACAACCCGATACGATTACGGTTCTTAAGCAACTTGGGATTGAGGTGACTGTAAATGACTAATATAGTTATTGATAGCCCAATCACTGGCAAGCGTGAAACTCTTACTCAAGCCCAGTTCAATAGTTACATGGCTCAAACCAACGGAGCGGTCCTTAAGTGGATTGTTGAGCCTGTTCTAAAGCACGGTTCGCATGACCAAAAGACACACGGTTCTTGGGCTACAGGTTCAGATGGATTAACTGTAAGTATTGATAATTCAAAATTTGAAAAAACAATGACTTTGAATAATAAAAAGGGTGAACCGCTTGCATATGTTCAATTTCAAGACTTTGAAATTGATAAGAAGATAGATATTCTCTACCTTCATAGTTACGATAGCGGTAAAGGTTATGCGACTAGAGTAATTGACGAACTCTATAAAGCAATGCCTGATAAAGAAATTTATTGGGGAAAAACTAGCGCTCCTGAATCTACACACTTAGCACAAAAGTTCTCCGATAAGTATGGAAGAACTCAATTTATGCCTTGGGGTGAGGGTGTTATTGATGGTTATGAGTGGGGCGAGTTATATGGCGATAAGACAGCGAAAGTTGAAAAACATGGCTTACACGACCAAAAGACACATGGTTCCTGGGCTAATGGAAGCGGTTCAAGCGGACTGACCCATCGTGAGATTTACAATTTGCAAGTAGGCAGAGGCGATTCGTTAGTTTCTAAAGTTTACAAAGCCGAGGATACATTTCAGCCACAACTTCAACGCGAACTTCCTATCCCATTTCCACCTAAGCCTAGAGTTGAATTTGCCACAAAAGAAGAATATGACAAGGCTTACAAAGAGTATTCAAAGAATTATGATGAGTGGACTAAAGAGTCGCATCGAAATATTAAATCAGATTTAGGTCAAAAGCATTTAGATGGAACTAGGGCTGGTGTTCAAAAGTACATGGACAATCTTCTCGACCAAGATTGGTTCAAATCAGAATTTGGCACTGGAGGGGTTGTCCCCAAGCCTCAAGTTAAATTGCTCGATATAAATTCTGCTGGACGTTATGTTTTTGGCTTTAAGAATGGTCAACCATATACATCCATGATATTCAACAAAGGTTTTTCAAAGGCTGAACCAACGATTCTTCATGAGATTGCTCATTATGCAACCACTATCTCTCAGCGAGAGCCTTTTGATGGGCACGGAGTAGAGTTCGCAAAAAACCATGTTTACATTACGAGCAAAGCAATTGGTAGCGATTATGCCGATGGACTTGCACAGGCATATCGAGAGGAGGGAGTCGATGTTGGATAATTACGAGATTGAAATTGTTGAACCTCCACTGGACCCAAAATTCCTCCCTGTCCCTTATGAAGAAGATGTTCTCAAGCACGGCTCTCATGACCAAAAGACACATGGCAGTTGGGCTACAGGCAATTATGAGAATCTTGCTGAATGGCTCAAGGCTGAAGATGCAGTATTTGGCTCTAAGGAAGAAAAAGATAAATATATTCGTGAACATTTGTTAAGCCAACGCGAAGCGGGATTTAGCCAAGATACCTATCCTGAATTTGCAAGAGCAATACATTCATATACTGGCTCACCAGGGTATGAAATAAATGAAGTTCTCAGAGATGAACAAATTAGCAATGAGGGTTATCAAAATATAATTGATAAGTTAGATAAAGCAATAAAGGTCGCGCCACCACTTGGTGAGGAATTAATTGCATATCGAGGAGTCAAAGGAAATGGATTAGATTTTTTTGAAACCCTAAAGACTGGCGATACTTATACAGATAAAGCCTTTACATCAACAACAATTGATGCTGGAGTTGCTCAGCAATTCGGTGGCTCAATGCCATATTACGAAGGATTAGTTTTCAAATATAAGTTACCCGCTGGTACGAAGGGAATCTTTCCCGCTGGTTACCGTGATTATGAGGCAGATGCACTAGGAAACATGAAATTTACGCCAAAAACAGATGAGGCTGAATTCCTATTACCTAGAGATAGTAAATTCAAAGTAGTTGCACAGCGCGGTCGAGTTTGGGATGTAGAGTTGGTGCCATGAACCTAGATAGATTCCAACACGACTCATCTAAGGGCTTATCCCTTGTCGTTGAGAAGCATGGTTCCCACGACCAAAAAACCCATGGCAACTGGGCAACTGGTGGCACTCTTTATACAGGCATCATTGACCGCCTTGGCGCAAAAGATGTAACTGGATTCAGCCTAGATATTAGTTCCAAGAAAGCGCCTACTAGCGGGTACATGGCTTCTAATGCTGGGGCTGAGCAGACTGTTGGCTACGATGAATTCTTCTCAAGTCGTGATAAGAGCAGAGAAATTCTTTTTGATTACATAACTAAAAATGCAAATCAGTTAAGCGAGCGCGGAGCCTATTTCGGTATATGGGTTGTAAAAGACCAAGGAACCGTGTACCTTGACGTCTCACGAAGATACGACACTAAGAGCGAAGCAGTTCGCGCTGGTTTCGAGAATGACCAACTATCAATTTACGATATCGATAACGATTCGTATATTTACATGAAGGACGAGGTAGATGAGCGAACCAACAAAGCCGTTGCTGATAGAGATTCCAATTCCAGTCAACGAAATGACGGACGAGCAGAAGAAAGCATTCGCGGAGGAAATCCTCAACGCGATAGAAAGCAACCGCTAACTTTCCCTCATGTTTGTTTAGGACGATACACAGTTCAAAAACATCTT